ACTTTATTTGTATGACCTTTTGGTTTTTCAACTTTAATCTCATCAACATATACTGTAACGGGAACCTTTGTTTCCCCATCATCACCACAGGTTATAATTAATTCAATCGCTTCACCAATAGCCTTTGCTCTGATATTCAAGAACACATATTCAATGTCAAAAATTGGAAGTTCCTCAACCTTGATTCCCTTGGTTTGAATACAGTTAGAAATAACCTGCTTTACTGCATTGGTAATCTGCTGAGGATCTTTAGATTCCATCGCAATAATTAGAATCTTTTCCTCTTTTACAAGAAAGGGTCTGTATTTGATTTTTTTATTATTTGATGGTAGAACCAAATCATAAGTTGGCGTAGCAACTGTTGGTAAAGGCATACAATTAATTCAGTTATTTTTATTTAGTTGATTACTGGTAATCCCTGAGAATTGAAGAAGTTGCCACTAACTTCTGCACTGGTTCTAGTATCTATTGTTGCATCATAAAATACAACTCCACTATTTCCCTTCACAGGAACAAGTCTTTGAGTATTTGTGGTGCCACCAGGAGTTCCAGGAGTAGAAGATTGTGTTTCAGTATTTTGAGGAGTGCTTGTAGCACCAATCGGAAATGAAAATGCCGTCGCTCCTTGAGGAGTTCTTCTTGTAATATATCTCATATAATCAAACACAACTGTGTATTTTAAGACTTGAGATCCTTGATATGAAACTGGTGCTGCAAGAACACTAGATGGATATGCTCTTAAAAATTCGTAAGTATAATATGCAGAGTTTGCAATAGATCCACCATATACATTAGTTAAATCTTTCTCAAACTTTGTGATTAGAAAATTCTGACAGTATGAATCTGGATATTTCATTTTGTAGGTAGCATTGTTATTGAATGCACCACTGTCATTTTGTCCGCGTCTGCTAGACTGTATTACTCTATTATTATCATACAAAGGATTAATATAATTACACCACTCCTCAAAGAATCTAATTACTGCATGTTGCTTATCCACATAAAAAGTCAACTGCACTTCAGGGAATGCTCTTAAGACAGGATAACTTTCTCTCATACCCTGCCTATTACCAAGTATCTCAGTTTTCTTAAATGAAGGTCCTGGGAGAATTGCTTCTGAACACAGCAATTCTATCTTCTCCATCCCATCAAGACCATCAGTTTCGGTAAAGTCGTAAATACCAGTATTATTCAACCAACTTTTTAATCCACCGTTAATTGGAAAAGTAACTTTAAAGAATGTTGTTGTAGATACCTTTGAGAAAGTATTGATCACACTACCAATGGAGCGCGTCAACTTCCTTGGATCTTCTTGTGTATGGAACGGCATCTAAAAATAAATAGTTACTGCATCTATAATATGTATAAGAGATATGCGTCAGTATTACCAAGGAAGATATAAAGTAAAGAACTATCAGAAATACAAAGGTGATCCAACCAATGTAATTTACAGATCTTCTTGGGAATTGAAATTTTTAAAGTATTGTGACGATAATGAAAACATATTAGAATTTGGTAGTGAAGAAATTGTAGTCCCATACATGTCTCCACTTGACGGAAAAGTGCATAGATATTTTCCAGACTTTTACATCAAAGTTCGTGATAAATCTGGACAAATAAAAAAGTATCTTATTGAAATTAAACCAAAGAAACAAGTCCTAGGTCCGCCACAAAATCCAAAAAGAAAAACTAAAAATTGGATTAATGAAGTTCATGAATATGCAAAAAACCAGGCAAAGTGGAAAGCGGCAAAAGAATATTGTGCGGATAGATTATTGGAATTCAAAATACTCACAGAGGATGATCTAGGAATATGAAACTCTTTAACGAAATAGAAAAAGAAGCAGGTGGAAAGAAACAATCAAAGAGTTGGTACAGACAACAAATAGAGTCTAAGTTGAGTAAAATTGACTGGAAGAGTGAAGATGATGACATTGACACTGCAGGATTAAATCCATATGGCAATATATACTTTTACTCATACCGTGCAGAGTATCCATATAACTACCCATATTATGACAGATATCCCATGACTTACATCATAAACATAGATGCAAAGAATGGAAAGATGTTTGGAGCGAACCTACATTATCTCCCACCAACCATTAGAGAAGGAGTTGCTGGAAGTTTGATAAATAAAGCAGGAGAATGGCGTGGCATTGTGCCCGAAATTTGTTTGCATACTTATTTTATTGCAAATTGTGGCACTTTTTACAGAGTTCCAGCAAGGGAGTGGAAAGGATTATCAAAACTACCAGTTCAGGACTTCAGAAACCCTAAAGGTAGATATGTCTCCGATAGTAAAGTCTGGACAGGAAGTGGCAGGTAATGGCAAGTCAAACCGAACAAAAAAACAAAGTAGTAACCGTTACTGGTTTGAAAGATAGTGCTGGCAATATTGGACTTAACGCGAAGGTCTCAAAAGAAGGTTCTGATATAGGAAAAGTTATATCTGTTACAACTGCAGAAGGTGAAAAATTAAATTATACCTCTGCTAAAACTGCTGCTGAAGATACATATAACAAAACTAAAATAGAAAATACCCTGAAAGCGTTTCCAGGCGTAGAAAAGTTTGATGGCGTTATAGACGAGGAAGCTTATAATCAGAGTGGACAGGGAACTGCTACAGGAGTTCCACAAAATACAGTTGATGCTCCACCAGCAAGTTTTTCAAATAAGGCAGGAACTAACGTATCTGGAAAGGTATTCATGGTTCCTGTTGATATGCAGATTTCTGGAGAAGGATCTCAAGATCATATTCGAATCCGAGCATTAAAATATAAACCACCTCAGGGTAATACTGGAAGCGATCCTATAATTGGTGCAAATTTTGAATCTGTTGTTCAAAAAGGCCTAAAATCTGCTAATGCAGATCTACCTCCTGGAAATTATGAGTATCAAGGGGAAGTTATTCTCCCAATACCAACAGCAGTAAGAGATAGAGCGTCTGCTAGTTGGGCAATGAGTAAACTAAGTCCTATTACTGCTGCTGGTGTTGGATTAGTTGCAGCACCAGCAATAAAAGCTGCTGGTGGTGATATTGGTGCATTAGGAACTGCTTTCAGTACAGTTCTTAAAACCGTAGGTGGAATTTTTGGTGCTGGAGGAACTGAAGAAGATACCTTTGGATTCAACCAAATAGCAGCAGCATCATTATCAACAGCACTGCTAAAAAACATAGGTTTAGGTGCAGGATTAGAACCTAGTGATATTTTAGCAAGAGTCAGTGGAAAAGCGGCAAATCCCAACATGGAACTCCTTTTCCGTGGTCCCAATATGAGAGCATTTGATCTTGGTTGGAAATTTGTATCAAGATCACCTGAAGAAGCAAAAAGACTGAGACAAATCATCAAATTCTTGAAAGTGCAAAGTTTGCCTGAACTCTCACAAAATGCAAACTTAATAAATTCTCCAAATGTGTTTTTCATTCGCTACATGAATGGAAACTCAAGAATTAAATCATTACCTCAACCCAAAATATGCGCCTTGACCGACTTTGGTATTGATCATACACCAGATAACATTGGATGGTCTGCATATGAGGATTCGCATCCAGTTGCAACTGCGATTACAATGCAATTTTTGGAATTAACTCCGCTATTCAGAAATGAAATAGAGGCAGCATTCCCAGAAGACGACGACGTAGGTTACTAAAAATGGCATACTTCAAAAAACTACCAGACATACTCTATCCAACTTTAAAGAAAGAGAGAAACTCTTCTTTAGATTACACAAAAATAAAGAATCTCTTCAAAAGAGCAAAACTGCGTGATGACTTTCTAAGTGTTTACAGCGCATTTGAAAAATACTCCATCGTCGGTGACGATAGACCCGATAATGTTGCAGAACAGGTTTATGGTGATTCTGGATATGATTGGGTAATACTAATTACCAATAATATTCAAAATGTACGCAATGATTGGCCCATGTCTCAAGGGGATTTCAACAGATATTTGACTGAAAAGTACACTCCTGAAGAACTAAATCAAGTTCATCACTACGAGACTCAAGAGGTAAGAAATTCTGATGGAGATATTGTCATCAAAAAGGGTCTTATTGTTCCTTTAGGTTTTACGATGAAATACAGTGATAAAGGCGTAACTTACACGTATTCGGACATATTCTCAGTCACCAACTTTGAGCATGAAGTGAAATTAAATGAAGAGAAAAGAAATATTGTACTGATTCGTCAAGAGTTTATTAGAGTTGTTGAGAAGGACCTAAAGAGGATTATGCGATATCAAAACTCATCTGAGTATATTGACAACAAGACAATCAAAACCTACAATCCAAGATTATCTTGAAAAACCTATAGACAAAAAAATTGGCGGGAATTTTTTTCCCGCCTTTTTTAGTTTAAGAAGTGATTTTCAGATCACTCTTCAGCAAGTTTCTGGAAAAATGCAAGGTGATCATCATCATCTTCGTTGAGTGAAGAAGTAGTCACACTTTCCTGGCGTGGAGCAACTCGTTCACGAGGATCATAACGATCTTCATCTTCACTCTCAACTTCTTCATCAACCCTACGAGATTCAACTTTCTTAGCACCAAGAACAGCGTCAAGACGTGCCTTCAGTTGATCATAGGACTTGAAGTTATCAGGACTGACGAACTCCTGAAGAGAGTAGCACTTCTTCCAGATGCGCTCAAGATCCTCATCATCGTAATTCTCAAGGACACCAGAGGGTTCAAACTCAGATTTGTCATAGTTCGGATAACCATCTGCCATACGAACCTTCAGTTTGAAGTTGCCACCAGTCCAGAGATCGAATGCATCCATGGGAGATT